GTTAGATGGAGAATAAGGTTTTATTGATTGTCACAATTGTGAGCTCTCTATTAGCAATTTTTACACCCATGCCAGTGCATCAATATCAAGATCATAAAAAAGATTTAATCACAATCAAAGCTGAAAAATATCTACATGATCTTGAGAAAGAAAACAATGTAAAAGTTGAACAACTTAAACATGATGTAGATAGCTTATTGACTGTAAAAAAGAGAGTTAAGTACATTTATATTGTTAAAGATTCATTATGAGTTACACCTGGTTAAAAGAAGAGAAATCACCTAAGATATTAGTAGAAGCTATCAAGCATATAGGTACTAAGGAGATTGTAGGAAAGGTACACAATAAAAAGATACTTGCATGGGCTGAAGCTATTGGTTTGAAATCAGTTTATACTAATGATGAGATTCCCTGGTGTGGACTTTTTATAGCTTATTGCTGCCATGCTCAAGGATTAGATGTTGTTAAACATCCTTTATGGGCCTTGAACTGGAATAAGTTTGGAAATGTAGCTCAGGTTCCAATGCTTGGTGATGTATTAACATTCACAAGAAATGGAGGAGGACATGTTGGTATTTATATTGGTGAAGATACTACATGTTATCATGTACTAGGTGGTAATCAAAACAACCAGGTGAATGTCATGAGAATTGAGAAGTCAAGATTAAGTCAAGCTAGAAGAACAGCATGGAGAATAGCTCAACCATCTAATGTAAGAGTAGTAAAATTAGAAACAAAAGGAGAAATTAGTCAAAACGAAGCATAATGAAGACACCCAAAAAGAAAAAAGACATCAACATCAACATTGACACTAAGAATGTGGATGTTAAAGTTACTCGTAAAAATGGCACTACAGAGGTTAAAGTGGATACTCCTAAGGTAGACGTTCACTTTAATAAAGATAGTGACTCTAAGAGTTTAAAAGTAGATACTGAGAAGGTAGATGTAGAAGTGACCAATGGTGAGGTGAATGTAGATGTTAATGAGCAGTCAGGATTTATAGGAAAGTTAATAAAATTAATTCTCAGAAGAAAAAAATAAGTATATTTGTACCGCATGTATATTGTTTGGTTACAATAACACCCAAGAGGGGATGATCTAGAGATAGTTTATCCCTTTTTTTATGCAATCAAATGTTAAAATATGTTAATTAATTTGCATAAGTGAAAATAGTTACTAACTTTGTTTCATAATTATTAACCAAAAAAAAATATCACATGCAAGGAACAATCGTTTATTTATTAGTGCTATACAGCATAGCAGCAACAATCAAAATTTTAACCCTTAAAACTAAATAACATGCAAAATTTAATTAACCACATCATTAAACAAGAGAAACATTGCTGGGACATGTACCTATTTTCACTAAAACAATTTGGTGCTGAGTCTGAACCAGCAACAAGATGGAGATCATACTGGCACACATATTCAGACATGATAAAAGAGTTTAACTTGAATACTCGCATTAGGAGAAACAAAAGCACATTCAAGTATAAGAAGTATACAATCATCAAAACTTGTGAGCTATGATTTGCCCTGACTGCAACGGAGAAGGTACTATAGAAGTACACTTCTGCACATTTGGAAATGAAATTCACTACACAGAAGAGGAGTGTGGATGTAATAACGGAGAAATTGATGACCATGAACTTAGCTGACATTGAGTCCTACTGGACTAAAAAAGGACACTTTAACATCCTTCTATACATTAACTACCTAAGAGCAAAAAATGAAAACTTACAAAGTAACAATGAGAGACAAGTCCTTCAAGATAGTGAAGGCATACGATCAACACCATGCCATACTACTAGTGGACAGATGGCCAGTATTAATCTTAAAAATTGAGGAGCTATGAAACCAAAAGACAAAGCAAAAGAGTTAACGCTTAAGTTTATGAAAATTGATTCAGATTCAGAAAAATTTGATGAGTTTGAAATGAAATTGTTTTATGCTCAAAGATGTGCATTAATTGCAGTTGATGAGATAATTAAAGCAATGGATAGTGTTATTTTGCCTAATCCATTTAAACAGTATTGGAATAAAGTTAAACAAGAAATTGAAAAGCTATGAAACTAGATAACAGATTAAAATTCCTAAATGATGCTATTTTAATAGTAGCAATACTCATTTTTATAATGTTAGTGGCTATTGCTAATGTTGACACAATTGTAAGATATATCAAGCCATGACACCTAATGAAATCATAAGACAAAGATTCCCTCATGAGAAAACTCAAGGCATTGCTGATGACTTAGGATTGACTTATTCTCAAGTAGCTAACAGAGCATTCACAATGGGCCTTAAGAAGACACTAGAGTTTAAAAGCTCTATGGCATCAGGTAGACATAATTTAATTGAAGGTGGTAAAAAATTTAGGTTTAAACCTGGTAATATACCATTTAACAAAGGTAAAGAAATGCCATCAGAAGTCTATGAGAAAGCCAAAGCTACAATGTTTAAAAAAGGCAATAGACCTCACAACTGGAAGCCTGACGGATCTATAGTAGAGAGAAAAGATACTGATTTGAGTGGTAGAGTATATCTATACTATAAAATAAGTGATAGCAAGTGGATTCTCTACCACAACAAAATATGGATTGATGCTAATGGACCAATTCCTAAAAAGCACATAATAACTTTTATAGATGGTAACACCAGGAACTGTCAATTAGAGAACTTACAATGCATAAGCATGAAGGATAATGTAATAAGAAACAGCATCCATAGATTCCCTGAAGAGATAAAAGAAGTAATTAAATTAACAAGTAAACTAAACAAGAAAATAAATGGCAAGAAACAAAATCAGTGATCTACGTGACCACATGTTTGCAGCACTAGAAAGACTTAATGATGAGTCTTTAAGTAATGAACAGATAAAAGAAGAGGTTGACAAGGCTAAGGCTATTAGCTCAATTGGATCTGTTATAATTAACTCAGCTAAGTTAGAGGTAGACTTTATCAAAGCTACTGGAAGGATAGACTCAGACTCTGACATCTTTAAGAATATTGACTCTAAGAAACAATTGTCATGATAGAAAAGATCAAATACATGATTGAGCTACACAACCTATGCGATAGTAGTAGACAGAGAGACTTGGTGTACAAGCGAGACTATATTTTCTCTGAGCTGTTTAAATTGAAATTTAACCTATGTGAAATTGGTAGAATGCTGAACAAGCACCATGCAACTGTACTTAATGGAATAAAAATAGACAAGCAATTCCAAAATTGTGACAAGATTTATGATGACATTATTGCACCAATTAAAGACTATCTCTATCCTAGTGATAGACCAGTTGAGCTACCTAAGTACTCTATATTTGAGGATGTTATGAAATGCAACAACACCACAGATTTAAGGATAATTAAGGAGAGAATAGCTAATGACCAGTACTTAGAAAGACAGGTGTAAAGTGTAAAGTGTAAAGTCACTTTACAGTAGGTAAAAAAAAAATAAATTAAAAAATTTTTTTAAAATCAGTTTTACTGTAAACTTTACACCTAAAACGGCTACAACCCTTATAGACACTACAAAGTTACTGTAAAGTCAGGTGTAAAGTCACTTTACAGTAGTTTACACCTAATTTTTTTTTGTAATCTAAGAAAAATTATTATATTTGTACACGTGAAAGTTGATTGTGCGGAATTCAACTTGTTAGTCACAAAGAACTTATTTAAGGCTCATTAGTTTGACAGCTCCGCACCAGCTTAAAATTAATGGGCTTTATTATTTTAAACAACATTGGGCGGAATGGAAGAACTACAAGCATTAAATTTTTTAGATTACTTTTCAGTTATAACTATTGGGGATGATAAAATCCCTAATCATACATGGAAAGAATGTCAATCTGAAAAACTAACTGAAGAACAATTCTTAATAAACCTAAGAAAGCCATCTACAAAAGGGATAGGTATAGTCACTGGCTTTGAATCACTAGAGGTCATTGATGTAGATACTAAGGTATTCTCAACACAACTTGAGAAGGACCAGTTTTGGAAGGAATACTATCAAACTCTTAAAGATAACATCTTAGACTTTGAGTCAAAGTTTTCAGTCTATGTAACTAAAAGTGGTGGATATCACATTTTATACAAGTCTAAGAGAGTAGTAGGGAACTCAAAGATAGCTAAGTTAAAAGGTCATAAAGAGGCTGTAATTGAGACTAGAGGTATTGGTGGTTATGTCTTTGTTTATCCTGGTAAAAAATTAGACAATACAAGGTCTTATTTTCAACTAGAATTTATTACAGATGAAGATAGACAGACACTTTGGAATTTATCCTCAGCTTACAATCACATTGAGAAAGCTCCTGAAGAGCCAAAGAAAGAGCCAAAGATTTACTCAGATGATGAGGTAACACCTTGGCAAGATTTTAATGATAAAACAGATATTTGGTCAGTTATTCAAGATGACTTTTTTATTCCAGCTAATGGACAAAAAAAAGATCACTACTTAATCAAGAGACATGGAGCAACTTCTGCTCATTCAGGTAGTGTCTTTCGTGATAGTGGATGCATGTATCTATTCTCTACTGGAACAGTCTATCCACATGAGAAGCTAATAAGTCCATTTGTTGCTTATGCTTACAAGATGCACAATGGTGACTTTAAAGAAGCTACTAAAGACCTTTATGAGCAAGGATTTGGATCTAGAAGAAAGAAAGAAATTGAAGAGAATAAGCCAAAAATTGAGAAACCATTACCTATCTCAGGAATTAACTTTCCATTAGATATCTTTCCTGATGAGATACAACACTATATCTTAGAATGTAACAACAAGCTAGATGCTAATATTGACTATATGGGCTGTAGTTTACTTTGGCTAATATCTGTTTGTGTTGGAAATACTCATGAGATAGAAGTTAAAAAAGGTTGGACTGAGCCTGGTGTAATTTGGTTAGCTGTAGTAGGTAGAGCTGGTATAGGTAAGACTCCAAGTATCGACAATATCATTAAGCCTTTGAATGCATTAAACTTTAAAGAAATAAAAAGATACTCAGATCAGATGGAAGTGTTCAACTACTATAATGATTTATCTAAGAAAGAGAAAGAAGAACACCCTGAGCCAATTAAACCTAAAAAGACTCAGTTTATAGCAAATGATATAACACTAGAGGCATTGGTTGACTTACACCAGGAGTCAGATAATTCTGTTGGAGTATTTAAAGATGAACTTGCTGGCTGGTTTAAAGACATGAATAAGTACAGAGCTGGATCTGATTTGGAATTTTGGCTTTCTTGTTGGTCCAGCAAGTCAGTATCTGTGAATAGAATGACTAGAAAAGGTTCGTTTATTGAGAGACCATTTATACCAGTGTTAGGTGGTATACAACCAAGTATCTTTAATCAATTTGCAACTGATGAGAATAAAGACAATGGTTTCTTAGATAGAATGTTATTGAGCTTTCCTGATGCAAAAGTTGAGGAGTACAATGAGAACGAAATGCACATAGCTGATATCATGTGGTATTATTAAGAGAGATAATGATGGCAAAATAATCACTCAGACTGTTAAGTTCAAACAAGAAGCCAAAGAAGAATGGAAGCGTATCTTCAATAGAATAACTAAGGAGCAAAACAATGATGAGGAGAATGAATATCTTAAGTCTATGTATCCTAAGCAAAAAAGTTACATCCCAAGATTTGCTTTGTTAATTCATATATTCTCAAGTAATTTTGATGAGAAAGTCAATGTGTTAGAAGTAACTAAGGATAGCATTTTAAAAGCTGAAAAGTTAAGCAATTACTTTATCATGAATGCTAAGAAAATAAAGATTGAAGCTGCTGAATTGAAAGATATTAAATCAGCAATGAAGGGAGCTGAGACTACCTATGACAAGTTATTATCTATCTACAAGTCAGATGCTAACTTTAACAGAACAAAAGTAGCTGAGCAGTTAGGTATCTCTAGACAGCAAGTAATAAATTTAATTAAAAAAATAGAAGAGAAATGAATAAAAAAATGATGGAACAAATGGATGTCAATGAGTTGATGTCTACAGTGTGCACAATAGCCACACTTAAGTATGATGGACACTTTACTATATTATCTTTTACTACTAATTTTAAAGGCTCATTTGGTACTGTGACAGAAAGAGAAGATATAGAGTCATTAAGTCCATGTCTAAGTTTAAAAGAGTTATTGTTACAAATGATATATTTAGAAATATGACAAAAGAAAACAAAGCAAAACTTAAGGCATTAGAGCTTGAGACTCTTAAAGCTAAGTATCCTAGCATGAATCCTAACTATCTACCATCTACAGAGTGGTCTGATAACTCAGCTAACAGCCTGACTAAGTCTATAATCTTCTACATAAATGCTACTGGCAATCAAGCTGAGAGAATAGGCAATCAGGGACAATACAGAGAAGGTGCAAAGATACAAGTAGGAACTGGTGAGATAGCTTACACTAAGCAGTTACCTGGTAAGTGGACACCAGGACAAGGTACTAAGGGAACAGCTGACATCTCAGCTACTATAAATGGCAAGTCAGTCAAGATTGAAGTGAAGTATGGTAGAGATAGACAGTCAGATGCACAGAAACAGTATCAGCAAAAGATAGAGACAGCCAAAGGTATCTACTACATTGCTAGAGACTTTGACTCATTTGTTGAATGGTATGATACTTTGACACAATGAAAAAAATAGGATGTACATGGGTAATTTATTTAATTTTAGGCATACTATTTTGGTATGTAGTTATTCACTTTATAATAAAATATTGGTAAAATGACACAAGAAGACTTAGATTTCATTAAGAACTACCAAAGATGGAGAAGGGATGATGAAGGAACACTACCAATGCCATCACCTACTGAAATAGGAATAGCACTAGATAAAATGATAGCTTATTGTGAAATGTGCATGAAATTAAATGAAGATGCTGAAAATAGGAGATAAAATAAAAGATACAGAAGATGGTGACTGCTACTTTGTAGGTGACGTAGTGAAACTCAATAGATTTGGTGAAGTAGAACTATACAAAGTGACTCAAGTCATTTGGAATGGTGAAGACTATACAGATGATGATTACATTGGTCAGATAATTGAGCCTAAATGGTGGTATATTCAATTATTTTTATTATAAAATAGTTGCACAACTAAATAAAATTATTACATTTGTAAACAATTAAATATATATACATGCAAACAGAAGTAACCAAAGTGCCATTGTGGACTAAGATTCACAAGGCAAAGATGAGCATTGGAAAAGTTGTTAAGAACAGCACCAATCCTCACTTTAAAAAAAGCTATGCAGACATCAACGCATTGCTTGAGACAGTTGAGCCTATCCTTCATGAGAATGGATTACTGCTCCTACAGCCTATTCATGACAAGATTCTGAGCACTCAGATAATTGACATTGAGTCAGGTGAGATGATAGAAAGCTGGTTGACATTACCTGATAACATTGATCCACAAAAAATGATTAGTGCAACAACCTACTACAGAAGAGCAACTTTACAATCTCTATTGAGCCTTCAAGCTATAGATGATGATGGTAACTCAGTAGCATCAGCAACTAAGCCAAGATTATCAGATGACCGATTTAAAGAAGCTCTTAAGTCTATTGAATCAGGAAAGTACACAGTAGCTAAGCTAAGGTCAGATTTTTTATTAACTAACCAACAGATACAATCATTATGAAATGGCATCCATCATCACTAGGTAAACTTATGACTGAGTCACGCACAAAGTCAGAAGTATTGAGTCAGACTACTAAGTCTTACATAGCATCTAAGGCAAAAGAAGATTTCTATGGCTACAATTCATTTGTATCTACAAAAGCAATGCAAAAAGGCACTGACTGGGAGCATGAGTCTATAGAGTTAGTCAATCAGATTAGAGATACATTTTACATCAAGAATGAAGATACTATTGAGAATGACTGCCTAATAGGTACACCTGATATTATCTTAGATAATTCAATTATTGACATTAAGACTTCATGGTCTTTAGAGACTTTTCCAGCTATCTCAGCTGAAGGAATCAATAAAGATTATGAATGGCAACTAAGAGGCTACATGATGCTATGTAACAAGGAATCAGCTGAGTTAATCTACTGCATGATTGATACAGATGACTTTTTGCTTTCTGACTGGGATAATAAATCAATCCACAAAGTATCTCACATTGATCCTAGAAAGAGAATCACAGTACTTCAGTATGAACGTAACATTTCAACAGAAGAATCCATTAGAGAGAGGCTTTTAGCTTGTACTGAGTATTACAATGAGTATATTGAACAATTAAAAGCTAAATAATATGTACACGAGATATTTTATAATCTATTCAGGTATAGATCAGTGGGAAGTAGCTAGAGATATTGGTGAGGCACTATCACAACAGAATCACAGATGGTGCATCAGCTTCACTACAGAAGATAATGAGCTAATTATCAAGAGAGTTGAACACCAAGAATTCAATGAATTTAACAATTTAAACAATAAGAAATGATTGAACTAAACAAAAATTACATCAACAAAACTAGGGAGCAGTTGGTTATGCCTATCTCAGATAAGGCTGGAATGGTTATTTATCAAGTGACTAAGAAGTCAACTGACAACCCTATCACAGAATTCAAGTGCACTACAGCAAGATTTTTAAACCTATATAAATTAACAAAATGACAGAGAAAGAATTTTACCAACAAGCAATGATAGCTGCAATGCAAGGCTTGTTATCAGCAATCGGAAATGGCTATGAAGCTGAGTACGTACACCCTCATTCAACTATAGCATCTATGGCTGATGAGTATGCAAAAGCTCTAACAATAAGAGCAGAGATTGAAGTAGCAAAAATGAGACTTGAGGTCCCATTCCCTGAGAAAGTAGTATAGAGGCTCGGCAAAGTCTACCCCTCTAAAGTTAAAACCTGGGAAGTTAAAACTGATGTGAATAACAAGGAGGGGTTTTTTAAGTAACAATTAAACAAATAATATGAATCAATTTAAATTAGAAGCAGCAATCATTAACAAATTGCCCGCAAAGCAAGTATCTGAAACATTTAGAGTGCAAGAGTTTATAATTAAAGTAGACTCAGGAAAGTATCCTCAAGAAGTGAAATTCCAATTAGTCAATGATAAGATAGATTTACTAGACTTTATCCAGGTGAATGATACAGTTGAACTTGTATTCGAACTGAGAGGTAGAGACTACAATGGAACTCATTACAATACATTGAATGTTATTGAGTTAAAATCTAAACTATTCTAATGGAAAAAATAAAAATGTTCGGAATTTGGGCATTGATATGCTTAATTTGGGTGATATTTGTAAGTCTTTTTTTATATGGTGTTAACATGATGTTTGGCACCATTGGAATTATAATAGTATTTTTATTAGCTATTATCTACTACATTTATAATCTTTACAAAATATGGTAAGAACAATCACAATCTATCTTAGAGAATTTGACCATGATCTTAAGAAATGGATGCAAGAAGAGACTGTTTATAAAATCAATAACAGATATAAACAAACTCACGTAGCTGAAGATATTGGTGTAACTAATGCTCAAATGTCTAGATTTCTTAATAATAATAAAGTCTCTGAAGATTTCTATATCAAATGGTTTAATTGGTATGGTAAAAATCAATAATTTTACATGTGCATTTCTGGAAAACTGAAGCTTATATCATCGCAAACAAGATCACTGGAGGCAATCCAATATCAAGAGACCTGGTTAGTCACGTCTATTTATTGGTCTGTGAACTCAATATCAAACAAGATGATCTTCCAAGAGTGTTTGCTAGATATGCTTACAACCAATATAAGTGGAGAGATTCAACATTTAATAAACAATACAAACTGCACGAAGAGCTTCTAGATATCAATATTCAATCAGAAGATGAATACCATGTCACAGAAGCTCAGCAGTTATTAGATAGATATTTACATGAATCTCCTACGGATGATCAGAAACTTTTCACTAAAGAAATTACTAAGATGCATCTAATGGGTATGACCTATAGAGAAATAAGAACACTGACAGGTATCAGTTTAGACACCATACATTTAGCAATTAAACAATTCAAATATGATTTATCTCATTATAATAACAATGCCAATAGGATTAGCGAGAGCATTCATCAGCTTCAATCTCCTTGATTTTAAACCATTCAATTGTCAAAGTTGTTTGTCATTCTGGATAGCATTAGTTACTTCAGTAATAATAGACTGGCATCTGATTGGATTTGCATTTATTACTTATTTATTATCTGATTTAATTTTACTTTATGAATCTAAGTGAAGAACTATTAGCACAAGCTGAAAGATTTAAAAAAACAAAAAGCTTCCATTTAAGCAATCCTTTAAAAAAAGAATTGGCAACCTGGCATGAAGAAAATGGTCATGGAAAGCTTAAGACATGCTGTAACTCTTACATAAGAAATGCAATGGGTAGATTGGTAAATTCTTTGAATAAAGAAGAACAATTAACTCCAAGAATTCACTTTATAGGAATTAAACAATGATAGTAACTGCTCCAATACCTGTTTTTGGTAGATTTCCTTTGCTTAGGTTAACTATCTCAAGACTTATTAAACAAGGTGTGACTCCTATTATTTTAGGTCATGAGAATGAAGCAAAAGAAATTGCAAAAGAATTTGATTGTGAATTCATATCCATTGATAATGATCCATTAGGTAATAAATGGAACACAGGATTCCAAGCTTCAAAGAATTATAATGCTGATGCTGTAATCTTCATGGGATCATCTGACTGGTGCAGTGACTCATACATTGAAAGATGCAAAGAGCATAGTAAAGAATTTGGAATTATTGGAATGCTTGGATGTCACTTTGCTGATGTATCTGATTCAATAAGATTAGTTCATTGGAAAGGATATAAGGATCACATGAGAAAGAATGAGCCTATTGGTATTGGTAGATTTCTGAATAGAGAATTCCTTGAGAAAATCAACTATACTCCATTTGATCAAAGACTTAATTCTGGTCTTGATTGGTCCATGTGGCTGAAGGCAGTAAAAACTAAACAAGAAATTGGAATACTAGAATGTGATAAATCAGTGCAACTACTTTCAATCTCAACAAACAAATGGAACAACAAGCATAAATTTAAAGATCATTGGGATGGAATACTTAGGTCTGAAAGATGTTCACCTGGTATACTTGAGAAAGATTTTACAGAACTTAAAAAATTACTATA